TTAATAGTAAGCGTGTTACTTGAAAGCGTGATAGTGGTTTCATCGGCAGCAGCACCAACTAAAGTCCAGGCTTCACCATCATAAACCTTTAGCTTGTCTAAAGTGCTATCGTATACGAATTGCCCTTGTACTGGTGAGCTGATCGCTGCGATTTGCGTAGTTGATAAATTCTGAATTTGAGCATTGCGGAGTTCGTTCTTCGCAAGGTCAAGAAATGACGTTAGGGTTATGCTGGTTGCGGACAGTCCCGATACTATTCTTAATGCCATGATCTGTTTGTTTCTTTGTTACAAATTTAATACTAATTCAAATACGCTTTTCCAGCGGTAGAATCGTCAAAAGTGAGTGTTACCTCATTATCAGATAAATACTGAACATCGCATATTACTTGAGTTCCAGCCGAATCAACAACAGATACAGCTGGTCTTTTATTTAAGTTGTGAGTAATGTTCCAGGTAGCACTTGCGCTTGATTGATCATGCACATAGTTTTTATCACCGATTGTCGAAGCGATAACACCAGTAACACTTACGTTTACTGAAGAGTCTTTAACGGTGACAGCATTGGTAGATGTAGATACACTACTAATAGAAATACTGTCCCCAGAACTAACATTTATATTACTCACTTATGTCTTCGTTAATCTTGAATACTCCGTAAACCCAGGTTTTAACAACACCACTGTTTGTAGACTGAAGATCATAAACATAAATACCTCCAGATACGGCAGCCATTGTTACTGCGCTTGCTGTTATAGTAAGCTCACCATCAGCGTTGCCAGTGTATGTAAAGCTGTCATCAGGAATAATATCTCCGGCAGACGTATCTGTTTCTTTTACATCCATCTTCCAGGTGTAAGACGTCAAGTCAATTGCAGCACCAGCATCGTTTGTAAAGGTTAATTCTAAACTGAACGTATCCCCCTTGCGACAAGTAATATCTACCCTGGTTGAGTTGTCTAAATTTATTTGTGTTGCCATATTGCAAATTTAGTCATTTAAAAGAGGCCCTCTAATGGATCATCATCTGCTTCCTGGAGTTCCCCACGCTCGCCTTGACGTTGGCTAATCAGCTTTGACTGCTCTACAGCTTGCTTCTTAACACGCTCATCTTTGCGATCTTCTTTCATTACATCAAGAGCTGATTTGTCTTGTTTCTCCGCATCAGCTTTATACATATTAAACTGACCCTTAACTTTCTCAAGCTCCATTTTCATTTGGTACTCCAGCTGCAATAACTGTGCTTTTGCCTGGGATTCCAATTGCATTTTTTGCATCTCAAGCTGTGCTTTCATTTGCTCTTTTTGCATCTCTGCCTGGGCAGATGCTTGAGCAGCTTGGGCATTTGCCTGGGACTGCGCCATCATATTTTGTTGCGCCATTTGCTGCTGCTGCTTAATACGCTTCTTACGTCTAATGATTAACAGCTGCTCTGCCTGATCCACATCCTTAAGTTGGCGTATAGCAATAGCATCCTCCAGGTCTATTTCCTTTTGGCTTAACGCAATTTGTATGTTTTGCTCCAGGTAAGCTTTTTCAACGTCATTCATTTCAGACACCACACGGATACCGAAATTATACATTGGTAGATCCTGGAAGCTGTTCAGGAGCTTCATGTTCTTTTCTCCTACAGCCATTTGATATACACCAAACAGTACGCTTTCTTTAGGTAGAACCTGGATACACTTAACGATGTCCTCTACAACCTTACGGTACAATACCATCGCAGCATTAGTGATGTCATAAATAGCGTTGTTACCAGCTTGCATTTGTTGCTCACGAACACCAACTAAAGCTTCACCTTTAGGCGTAGATCCGTCCATAACCTCATTGATACCAGTAGCATCACGGATCAGGCGTAAGTAGTGGTTATATAAACCAATCAACTCGTTGATGTTTCTAATGCTGTTGTCCAATGGACGTACTGGAGGGTTTTGGAATCCACCTTCTGGGTTCTTACTGCGGTAGTAGAACACACCAGTTTGTTCGTAGATATCCTGGATATCCAAAGGTTGCAATTCGCCTCCACGCCCTAACTGCACGTTTTCAAGTCCCTCAATATCTACGATCAAACCATCCGGCTTCGCCTTGGCGATAGCTTGTTGGATTTTAAGGTGTGTAAGTTGTATTTGATCAGCAAACCCAATAACGGAGTTTACCATAGACTTTGGCATCATCTTGCGTATGTTGGTAGCTACAACAGAGTAGCTCATACGAGTTCGGGTTAAGTCATGAACGTTGCGAGGCAAGTTCTTTTTCATTCCGTAATCAAAGACGTGCTTTGTACCAATAATGTACTTGCCACCGTATAAAGTAGCAGTAGTCATATTCACCGGCTTACGGTCGTATACAGATCCAGTTGGAGTAAACCCAAACCCTTTGTGGTAGAAACCTACGTTTCCGTACCGGCTGTTCTTTTGTTCAAATACCAGGTCATCAACGGATAGGTATTCAAAATCAAGTATCTCAATTATAAACTCATCATACCCAAAAGCATTGCGCTGTAGGTTTTTGTCGTAGTAGCTATTGGATAGTTTTGTTGGATTGTTGCCGTATTTATGTGCAACCATGCGAGCCATCTCTTCATAATCCTTGTCGGTAAATTGATGTCCAGCCTTTCTTTTCAATTCCTGGATAGTCATTCTACGAATGTGACCGGCATACACCAGGTCGTTCATCCCAGGATCTTCCGTATAACTATGAATGAAGTACGCTGGATCAACATATTCTTCACTAATCCCGTAGTTAGGATCGTTATCACGTTTTACTACAGCAATACCATTCGTCACTAAATCCTCAACAGCTCTACGGTGAATCTTCTCATCGTAGTTGTTCCAGTCAAGAGTAAGAGCGGCAGACATTTGCGCTGCCATCTCCGTAACTGTCTTTAGGTTGTTGTTGATGTATATTTCGGCTTCGTCAGTAGTTTCTGGTAAGCTGTTAATATCAAATTCAGCTTTTAAACCTAAACCTTGTGCAAGCTGGTGAATTGCTTTGTTTTCGATTCTACGTTGAATGCGATCTCTCTCCTTTTGTTTTTCCATTACGGAGTTTGGATCAATAGCTTCAACTTTCGGATACGGCTTTTTTGAAAGAATCTTATTGACTACAATCTTAACGAACTTCGGCACGATAGGAACTGGTGTCCAGTCGAGATTTAGAAGAGTTCCGTCACCCCCGTTTGGATCGAGGCTGGTCAGGATCTTCTTGTAGATCGTGGTATCTTGAGTACCAGTGGCGTAGTCTCTGTTTATTTCAAATTGCTTTAATCGCTTTCTGAATAACGAACCTTCATCATCAGCAGAACCCCATTGTTTCTCAATGGCCATGGCATATTTCAATGCGTATTCTTTTGACGATTTGGTTACAAAGTCTGCCAGCGGATCTGGAAAGTTACCGTACTTCCCTTCGTTATTTACATTTCCTTGCATATCCGACAATATATTCTATTATGCAAATATAGTGAATTAAGCAAGGGAAGTATTTAACGTTCTATAGGTCTGTAGGTTCTAAAGAACTTCTTTTCGTTAAAATTCGTTTTGGGCTTCTCCTCTTTAAACTTTTGTGCAGCTAAAAGAGCTAACCCCGAACTAATCGTAAGGTCATACTTTGTTCTGTTATCTACACGGAATCCGATCCAGTCTTCCAAGGTTCTGTTTAGATACATTTTACCCATTTCTCCGGTTTGCTCATTTACACCTACATGAGTATGTATGTAAGACTCAATAGCTTGGGCATGAGACTGTATAACATCTTGACTATTAGAAGGTATACCCTTTGTCTTTGAAGCAACACTTGATGTTTTAAGGTGTTCTGGTCTATCCATCAAATAGTTATCGTAGCCCCTGGATTCAAAGTACCTAGCAATACCGTATTTGTTATTTTCAATCAAAAGCTGGTATCCATAGAATACTGAAGCCATCAAAACATCCTCGTAGAATATTTTAGCCATTGGTGGACGGCTGGCGTATTCCGCTACAAATAAGTTAGATGGCGCAGCCATGTTAAACTTGTTGTACAAATGACAAGCTCCTTTAGATCCACGACCGTCAACTGTAGCATCCAGATCATAGCTATCCACCCCTCCTACACCGATGTGCGTATTGGCTGGTGTTCTCTTTCCGTACACTTCTTTTTGTGAGTTGCGATCTTGAGGTTTTGGCATCCAGGAGACATACCATCTTCCGGTAGAGTCTGGATGAAACAGCACCTCTGTATCCATCTTCCCATCTTTCCACATAAAGTTACCACGGATCACTGGGTTAGGATACAAGTCCTGGTTGTGTTCTATTTGCTCGTAAATCTTACCGATGTTAAACGTAGATGTTTTTGTAGAATCACGGAAAGCTTCGTCTTCAGTAAACGGGAACTGCCTAATCACCTCGTTCAGTTCATATACATCCTGGCGAAGTGCATCACGCTCATTCTTTAAGAACGTCTTTGCCCCAATTTTCACAAAGTCACCTTCAATAGTCTCCACTGGCTTCTCTGGATTTTCAATGATTGGGTTACCGTACTTATCAAAGAAACCTTCCAGGGCTTCGTAAGCCGGTACAAATATCTTGTACAGCCCAGTCTTCGTACGACCGTTAGAGTTGCGGTTACCTGGATCTGAATCGTGGTACATATCACGGAATTCCTTACCGCCCTTGTCCATAGGATTTACTGTTGATCCAACCAAAGCTTTACCAACGACTCTACGACCAACAATTAAACACGTACGTTCTATTCGCCAAGCTTCACGGATATCCGTAGGCTTCTCCCATTTACCAGCTTCATCCAGGTATAGGATGTGCAGCTTTTCACCATCATATGCGTTATTCGTAGTGTTCTTCCAGTTAATTACAGTATCCAGTGCTTCACCAACATTGGATGTTTTGTTCTTCTTCGTAATACGTTTTGATGGCTCACGAAATGCAAGCTCCATACGTGGGTTGGTTGTACCGTCCTGGATAGGTTTGAAAAAGAATGGGTACGATCTAAACACCGGTACAATCTTCTTCATAAAGATGTTCTCTTGGGCATCTTTACCGGTCTTACTTTGGACCCCCAATAGTTTCTCTTTTACTTGAGTTCCTTCATCAACCAATATGGTGCTTGATATATTGGTGTACCCAGAACGTCTACACTTGGTATAGATTTGCCCCAGGGATCGTGGATCAAACTCACACGCTGAAAAATGCAGAAACAGCCTCCGCTGAAACTCCAGGTAGTAACCGTAACCAATGTCAATTTTTGACCATTGGAGCATCATGTAGTGCCTACCGGTAATATATGTTGGCTCACCGTCATTCATGAACCACACGCCATTACGTCTGCGCTCAAACTCCTTTTCTATATAAGCGTTGTATCGTAACCTAAACTCCTTGGGCTGTTCTGCCCACTCGTCCATAGATCTAATCTTTACCAGATCATCAGGCATAGGAATACGCTGCCATCGTTGGTCCGCTTTTTTCTTGTCAGAGAATAGTATCTCTTTCTTTCCAGGCTTTTTGGGAAGTTGAATGTATACACCAGAGATCTCAATGATTTCCCCTTCGGTATCATTCAGGCATATATTGACTACCTCATCCTCATAGCCTTCTATCTGCTTTAGACCAGCCATTATTTCTTACTGAAACGTTCCGCAAATCCGCCAGAGAAATCTTGCTCCTCATTGATACCGCCAGTTTCTTTTAAGGTTTTGATCATCTCCTCCAGGCGTTGTCTTTCCTGGATCAACTCTTTGGCATCTACAGCAGTCTGCTTAATTGACTGAAGCTCTGCTTTGCGCTGTGAACCGGATAACTCTTGGTCGACCGGCTTGCGAATTTCCTGGATCATATTGTCTATGGCAAACTCCATAGAAGAGAGCAACCGCTGGGCTGCATCTAACGTAGTAAAATTGCTTTTAGACTTCGGCATACATTAAATCTCCTATTAACATTCTCCATACTTTTGTGCCATCAACTTCCATTTCGTAGTCGCTATTCTTACTGAAATACACGACATCTCCTTTGGATAACCTTTCCCTGGAAAGCTCTTGTGAATCTGCCCAAACACGACCACGGTCGTTTGGTACATCTTCTTGTACAAGTTCAAGTACATCACTCTTAATCTTTTTACTGGATTCCATTGGTTCCAGGAAAATCCATTGATCAATCATGTGTACGCCAGACTCGTTTTTATACGCATGGCCCAAGTTCATCCGGCCACCGCCAGGAGCATAGGGTACAAGGTATAAATCATCGCCTAGGTAAAAGGTATCATTTAATGCAACAGTATGGTGAAAGTATAGGAGATCCCCAGGCTTTGCACCGGTTTCATGTTTAGCTGGAACAGCTACAATTTCGGCTTCCATAATTCGGTTGCCAAACTCATCGAATTTACTCACCAGCTCAAGCTCTTGATCACCTACGGCAATCTTGTTCTTGAATTTCTCTGGCATCTTAATAATAAACTTATCTGGTGATTTCATTTTATTTAAATTTACAATCGTATTCTACCACACAAGGCATATTCTCAATCCCCTTCCAAAGGATTGTCCCTTCACTATTTTCAATGTAGATAAGATATCGGGATCTGGAGTACTGGTACATATATTTCTCGTCCAGTAGAATGGCTGTTATTTTACCCTCTCCAGCACGCATACCAACATAGTATGCCATGGCATCCTTGGGATTGATGCCCACAATGATTTTGCGTATAATATTCATTCTTCATTTAATTTAATAATTGATCGTCTTGCGGTCCAAATTTATTGAGCCACCATTCGATTGTTCCTTGCTCTGGTTCTTCGTCTTCAAACAAAGTATCCAGGACGGCATCTGTTCCGTCTAACAGTCCTTCCAGTTCGGATTCATTCGTAGCTGTTGAAGTAACCCCAACCATCAGCTGATTTCCATCGTTAATATAAACACCAGTAGTTAGTAGGAATACTACATCATCCGGATGTATATCGTGCTTACGTGCCAACTCCTTTGTTTCTTCAGTGATGGTGGATCGTAGTTCCGATAGGAAATTTCTGATATGTTGATTTGACATTACTCTATTCTTTCTAATTCAAACATACTTTTAGCCTTAAGGGTCGCTCCTGATCCAGAAGATTTGTAAGACATCTTAATGACCATTCCAGCTTCAAAGAACTCAACGTATTCAAAGGAGTCCATGTATGACCCGGCAGATGCTTTTGGTCGAGAAATATCTAAAAGCGTTGTTGCATCCTTCAGTAATTTAAAGGTAATGGTTGTATTTGAATTAGTTGTAACAGTATGCGCTGACAAATTAACACGGTATACACCAGCTGTATTCACAGTTATTGTTCCTTCAGATGGGGAAAGCTCCAGGTCACCAGTTGGACCAAACTGATATGAATTATCGGCATTGCCATTATCTACAGCTGCAAGTACTGGTTCGGCATAATTTGTTTCAATCGTATAGTCAACAGAAACACGACCTACCAGGATTGCCGAGGACAGCCCCCCAGAGAATGCATTTGCTGACAAGTCACGGACCTTAACCGTCTTTGTAGTTCCATCATATACCAGAGCTGTTAACTCTGAAGCCGATGTAGATGGATCAGCAGTAAACTTTAAGGCAGATACTTCGATGCCGGTAGTGCTAATCTTTAAACCAGTGTCATTGCCTTGCCCGTCCTCTACAACTTTGTATGTAGAAGAAGCAGTGCCGGTTTCTAATTTCAATAAACTTTGGTAGGTGTCTTTAACCTTATTTCCGGTAAGAGTTGCCATCAATTCGTAAATTTGTATTATTTACAAAAATACAATTTAATACAATGGCTAAATCCAAGAAGATGATGTTTCGTGATTTTGCGAAACTTCCCAGGGATAAATACAAGTACGATTCCCTGAAGAACATATACAATTCACTGCGATTCTATAAAGACAAGCACGATCTAACACAGTCGCAGATCATGGCAATGGTCTTTTGTTATGACCTGGAATTCTTTACTATTGATTATCTCACAGCGCAATTAGATTTGAACAGACAGTTCTGCGCCAGGATGGTGATCTACCCACTCGTTAACGAAGGGTATATGTATAAGTACTTTGATAAATTAACCCCCTCCAACATAGCGGAAGATCATATCTTCAGAAGCGAAACAAAGTACAATTACCGTGTTCGCTATGCGCTATCCCAGAGAGGGCGAATTGTCGTTACTGACTTCTATCGTTCAGCCAGTGGCTCGCTTCCATCGAAGCATTAGAGCGTTCCATGTAATCTTAATGCCCCAGTCTTTTATCAAATCCATTTGGAGTTGCTCTGGGGATAGCTCGTTCTCTTTGTAGTGAAGGATGAGCTTGGTGATTGTGCCTTTAACTCTTTTCATACATATACCATTTTTTCATAAAAGATTCATACCCTCCTAAAGTTAGGTTTTTTTCTTCTTTCTCTTTTTGGTACGGCATACCTAGCAAAAAAGACTCTCCCTGATCCCAAGTAAAATTGACATAGCACATAGGATTCTGAATTGAAATCTTACGGTGTTCTTCATCAATCAATGATCTGTCATCAACACTGATAAAAATCTTTTTCCAATTAGAAGCACCATGTCTCTTAATTGACACTTCAACATAAATTTTATTGCTCATCACGAAGGGGTATTAAAAAGTTATCATACAAGCTGAACACATCTTGCGTAAATTCTTTCTTTAGCTTTTCAGCTATAATAGCTTTGGCTAATAACACCTCTTCTTTGGTGAGGCATACATCATAGATTCTTACATCTTCCATAATCTCTCGTTTTAATTCTCTACTAATATAACGTTTATTCACAATAATGTGTACAAACATTGCAATTATTTTTTTCCAGGCATAAAAAAAGAGGCCGAAGCCCCTTGTTTAGTGTTTGTGCATGATCCGGAATTTCGCTTCCTTCACAGCTCCATCGTGTGGTTTATAATCGCCTTCCATTAAATAGTAGCGACCTTGCTTTTCCATCCAGTGATAACCAGAAGGAGCGGCAACAGACTTATGCTCCTTTCTTTTTGCTTTCATCTTTTTTGATTTTAGCTTCTTGCTTTAGCATTTGTTTGGTTGGCTTCTTACCAGATCCTTTGTTTGCACGGATGTTATCCCACAGTCCTCTCTTGCTGTAACTTCCATCAGCACGCTTGATCATGCCACCGCCTTGCATTAGATCACGACCAGTTGCTCTGGAGTATTCAGCATCGTTTTCTGCACGTCTTTTATTAGCATTGTTTGCAGCTCTACGAACCAGCTTTCTTTTTTCTTCTTTAAACTCCTTACGATTGGCAAGACGTTCTTTTAAAGTATAACGAGTCTCTTTAGAGTCTTGAGGTTTGAAGCCTTTCTGTAAATCCCCATCATTGTATTCTTTATAAGAACGACTCGTACCATAATCTTGCTTGGTGTCTTTATATACAACTGTTGGTTTTCTCGCTTCAGCAGCACGCTCTGAACGATTCATTTTAGCAGTGCGCTTTGCTTGCTTAATATCTCTGCGTTCTTGCTTGTTGATTTCCGCACCTTTTCTGAAATGCTCTCTTCCTGGTTTTCTTTTAGCTCTCATTCGTTGAGTTCTTTTATATCGTTTATGTTATCTGCTGCTTGAACAATACCAATTAGTTTACCCAAGTGTTTGCTTACAAAGGTAGGGTTTTGCTTAACGTAGTTTAATGCGCTCTTGCTTAACTCAAATGCTTTGGGTGCGCTTTTAGCAGCAGCCTTAATCCCCAATCCACCAACCAAATCAAAAATTGGATCTTGAGACTTTAACGCATGAACAGCACCAGATCCTCCAATAGCACGATCATAGTCAGAACGAATAGATGCAGTTACCGGCCCTTTATATATAGGAGCTGTTACAGTTGATTCCTGGATCATCCCACCTGGATTGATATAGTCCGGCTGTTGCTGTCTTATTTTAGGAGGAAGATACATTCCGTTTTGTGCTTTCTTTACCGGGCGATCCTTGGCTCGGTTTTTAGATGCTGACATGAACCTACCTTCAGTGTGATCGTAATCCTTACCATCTCCATTACCATATGTACCAGCTTCGCGGTTCTTCTTATTCAGCTCCGCACGATACGCTCTCCTGGAAGGAGTAGAGTGGTACTTCTTATTGTACTCGTTCTTTTTTCTCCTGGCTTCAGGATTCTCCTGGTAATACTTTGTAGACTTCTTTGCACGCATAATACAAAGATACAGATCTATCCAATAGGGATTTCTTTTACCTGGCTCGCCCCAGGGAACTTGTGGATGCCACTGTAAGGCTCTGCAACCTTCTCATCACCAACGTCAGGAATCAAACGTAAGCTTATACCAGTCTTACTCATGTCAATGGTATCACCCTTGATCACAATGTGTTTTCTCCTACGGTACGGACTGCCGTCACTATACCCCTTCTGTTGTACATCCTTTTCTCTAACAGCTTTCATATAAATACAGCTTGCCTATCTTACAGCCAACATAGCTATCATCTTTGTCGGGCGTGAGCATTGAAGTGGTGTAGCTCCAGCACAACACCGCAAGATGCGATACGCAAGCGAAGTTACAGCCTATTTTTTATATTGTCAAGCTATACCAATCATTTAACCAACACACTGCAAAGCATTGTATAACAGTAGGGTACAACCCCCCTTGTTTTTTTTGTTGTTTTACAGATGAGTTTAGAATCGTCATTTTTGGTGAGTTATATAGATAGTGGGGATTATATACGTTACCGACTGGTGCGAAACCAAAACCGAAACCGATCCCGAAACCCCACCCCCATCGATCCATTTCCGAATCCCAGGAAACTTTCAGCTTTTTTCTGGGCTTATACGCACCCGGATCTTCCAGAAGCTACCCTCTCGAACCCCTGGTAATAACTGCAAGGAAAAAGGTTATAATATACATTATGTTAAATAGTGGTTTCGTAGGGCTTGGAACAGTAGCCCCTCCCCTACCCCACCAGACCAGGATCGGTCACGGCTCGGCTCGGTTGGTCAGCTCTACACAATGAGCTAACAATCCCACCCCTATCTTCTTACACTCCTAACCCAATACAATCCAATACACTCATTACTCTTCTTCCAAGTCATCAAGCATATCAATGTACATATCCAGTTGCACTTGAGCATCTTCCAGTTCATCAAGTGTACCAACCCCATAGTTTATGCGGAGTTCCAGCGATCTAATTCTATTTCTTACCTGATCGTATGTCATTGTTCTGGCTCATCATCCCACGCAAAGTCTTCCACCCAAACTGGTGTGTACTCTCCAACGTAAGTATTAAACGTATTATACTCTAAATAGTCCACTGCATCTTCCCAGGAATCACCTTGCTTGATCAGTATGTTGATGCATTTGTTACGGCTATAGATCACCCGGAATGATGTTGGGCAGATACCAATGATGGCATCATCAAACCCATCAGCGAATAGTGGTGCATCATCAACGTGATCACTGTAATGCTCAATGATTAATTCTTTAATGTTGTTCATGTGGCAATTGATTTAAATGTATTCAGTCCAGGTGTTATGGTGTTGCCTTGCACTGTCCCTTGGAATTGTGCCAGCTCCTGGTATTGTACTTTGTCCTGGGTGATGTGTAGGATGTAGGCAAACTTCCATATCCCACCGCTCTTGTAATTGTCAAGTACGGCAAGCTCCCGTGCTGTTATAACTCCTTGCTTTACGGTGATTACTACTGCTAACTTCACTCCATCAACTGTGAGTGTGTAGTCTACGTGTGGTGTTTCACTTTCTACTTGCTTTCTTTCCCCTGGTGCTTTTATTGCCCAGGCGTGAATTGCTTTGATCTCTCGCTCTAATGATTGCTGCATTGATACATTGGTATTTATTAAACTGTTTTACTCCTTTTACTTGGTTGTTCTTTGCTTTGGTTATACGCAGTACAACTGTTTTGTTGATCTCATACTTTGTTAGGTAAGCTATTTTGTTGTAGTCGGTAACTATTGCTATGATGTCGTAGTCGTTATCATAGGGTACATACCCACCGATTACTTGTCTTCTCATTGTAAGCTCGACCTTTCCTTTGTATGTTGTTCTGTATTTCACCTGGACTCTAAATCGTATTGTGCCTTTGGTTACAAGGATATCATAGGGGCAATTATGAGTCACCGGCATATGGGGCTGAAATCCGTGTCGCAATAGGTCTGCAACAATTAAGTGTTCACCCATTGCCCCTATGTATGATCTATAATCCTTGTTCATGCTTTATGGCTTGCAACACTTCTTCCCAATACTCTTCTTCCCAGCGATCATACCTGGCATATTGTAGGCATTGGATTGCTTGTACTTGTGCGTACCTACCGTGCTGTTCAATCATCAGGAGTGCTTTGCGCTTGGTGTCTTTGAGTATTCTCACTTGTCAGTGTTTACCAGGAGGCGATCTATTTTCTCTGGATCAAGATCACGTACTGCGCGCAGCAGTTTACGCTCTTCAATCCTGGCTTGTTTGTAGGCTGTTTTACCGCTATCTGAACCTAGGTTTTGGTACATCTTGGCGCATCGATGTAGCACCTCATCAATCAGCAGCTTGTGATCTGCATTGTTACTGTAACTCATTTGCTCTCAATTTAATTGTATTGTCAATGTGGTATTCTTCTCGTACTGTTTCGTAGAGGTTATCGGCCAGGCGTTTGGCTTCTTTTGCTGTCATACTGTTTACTGCTTCATTCCATTCGGGAAATGAGCTACACAGTAATCCATTGTCACCGTGTACGATCAGCTCTTTGTAGGGTGTTGTGTTTGATGCAATCAATGCACATCCAGTGAATCCAGCTTCAATTGCTTTGAGGTTACTCTTGCATTTATGAAACAGTCCGGATTGTAGTGGTGCAAGTGAGACGTTGAAGTTTTCGTACAGCTTACCATAGTTGTGTAGACTTAACGGCAGTGATACATCGTCAGCGTGCAGCAGCTTATCGTACCCTTCAATGTTTGTTGTGTAGGTGTAGTGTTTGCTCCAATCAACACCCATCTTCTTAACATCCTTTGTATGTCCCTTTGCACCGGTGTATCCAAATCGTACTCCTGATCCAAAGTTCTTGTTCATGCTCCACGATCCTTCGTCTGGGTCAATAGCATTTGGAATGAGTGTGTATGTAAGCTTTGGGTTTATCTTTTTTGCTTGCTTATAGATTAGCTTGTTTGGTGTCCAGAGGTGATCAGCAATCTTAATTGCATTCTCTATAGCTCTACGAATGCTGTGCTTTATGTTGTGATTCTGCTCGTATGCTTCGTACGCTGGGTTATCTGTAGGCAGCACCCAATAGTCATCAACATCTACGATAACCTTGATGTCGTTCTCCTTGAGCAGCATACCTATGGTTTGGTATCCTTCAGGAGTCAGCTGTAAGTGTCTACTGAATATAAATCTATCGACCTTGGATAGGTCCATGTGTAAGAGATCCATTACATCATCAATGATGTGTACCGGAGCAAGTCCTTTTGTTGCAATCTTGCCAATAGGTATTACCAGTCTGTGGTAGTTAATCCCTTGCCAATTACTTACCAGAATAATGTTCATTGATTTCTGCTACTGCTGTTTTAATTAAATCTAATTCACTGCGGATCTCTTTGATGGAATCCGTTATTGTTTTGCGGACCATCTCCTCATTGGTTTGAGGGTGTCCTTTTATAGTGTGCAGCTTTTCGTATAGTGCCTGGCTTACATCAACCACTCGTGATGTGGCTTTAAAGTAAAGATCGGACAGTTGTTCTTGAGTCATGACTGGTTAAGGATTTGTATTACAGCATTCACTTGTTCCTGGTTACGTGGTAGGAACAGCTGATAATCTCCCATGCCGTTCTCATTGAGGTGATGCAGAAACAATTTCCAACGTATTGGAAAGGTATGTTGACTGGGAACAAAGCCTTTTGTTTCAATAACAAACTTGTGCTTGGAGCTGAAAAAATCCGGTGTGTACTTCAAAGGGTGAACCTTTTTAGCCTGGTAGCTTTGCATTGCTTTTGACTTTGGTACGCTCTTGTAATAGACTCCTTCGTACTTTGATCCAGGTAGCAGTTCAAACGTCTTGCCTTCGTAAGTAAAATCGTATCCAGATTCTTTCAGCTTGCCATAACAATATGCTTCAAGTCCACTGGCAAACGTGATGCCATCGATAGTCTTTTTCTTACTGTTTACTGCGCCTTTTTTCTTACCAGCCATGCTCAAAGTTAAATAAACAAAACTGTTAAAAAGCTATGTCGTATGTAGAACTTATTGACACTTGCTTGATGGGTGTACCATGATCAATTGGATCGTAAATGTCTGGTCCATTGAGACATCTGAATCCAGTGCCGTCACTATTCATTCTAAAAAGCATTGGGCTGTCCAGGCTTGTTGGTGATCCACCTAATTCTGTTGTACGCACCTTACGCATATGGAATTCAACCATCCTTCTTTCCTCTGGTGTTGGGGCTTGAATCTTTCTATGTACCGTGGCTACGCAATCTGCAACATTCACGTTCTTACCACCACCTTCTGTATCTTCAGCGTATGGTGCAGTTGGCAATCCGTCCGGTCCTTTTCTACGCTGGGCTTCTGTCATTGCGTGCATATTAATCCAAACGGCAATGTCTGTAGCCACACTAAATGTTAATAACTCACGCAGTGCCTGGTAATGATAATCGTGTGTGCTTATGATTCCGTTACCGGATGCGCTGACCTTGAGACTGTTGTATGGATCAATGAAGATGCCGTCAATCTTTTTGGTTTGCATAGTTTTCTTTGCCATCAGGATCAGGTCAGTATAACTGTACACCTCATGATTTGAGATCAGCGTAAAGTGTTTACTCACCCACTTGTATGCTTCTTTTCTCTCTCCTGGCTGCATTGCAGTAAGTGGACGATCAAGATAGAACTCCATCAATCGCACCTTTACCATCGCTGTTTTATTCTCACTGGAGTATACCAACCATTTCCAACCGTGCTTTGCACTCGCCACTATCATCAAGTAGAGCATAAAGGTGGTCTTACCAACGTTGCTATGGCCCATGCCGATGAACATCTCTTTCTTAAATCTGAAGTGCTTATCGATATTCTCATTGCCAGTCTTTAGTCCTTCCGGTATTCTTCCTTCTGCAAACTCCACCATATAGTGGTAATCATCGTCATCAGAACTTATAAACGACAGATCCATTTCATCCAGCTCTATGGATTTCATGGCATCACTCTCTTGCTCAATGACCTCTCGTATTGGAAGGTTCTTGCCGTGTGATATGCCGTCCTGGATCGTCACTTTAGCATTCTCCAGGGACTCAATATCCTTCTTACTGATTTCACGAAGCAACACTCTGTACGCCTCTTCTTCTTCTATTTTACCAGCTGCGATGTATCCTCCCACCAATGTTGCAGCTTTTAGCAACGCATGGTGCTTTTCCCCATCTTCTGCCAGGCGAATAATACGAGCTGCAATATTCAGCTTACGGTAATCCGTCCCTTTGTCCAGGGCATTAATCTTTTGCTTTTCTACCTGATCTATTAATACACCAGCATAGGGTTCAGCATCCAGGTTAATTACCAGCTCTGGATCATACGATTCAAAGCAAGCTCTGGACTCATTCTTACCGGAGACATCCAGGTTTAAACCGTAGTTTTTGTTGAAGTAATTTATTAGAGCATTGAACTGATCACGATGCTTGTCTGGGAACTTTAATGGTACAATAGCTTTCAGACCATTACCACTTGGCGATACCCAAATTGCAGCAATGTATTTATCTTCTGCAAGCTGTCTCTTTACCTGGAGTGTATCTTCAAGCTTATCAAAATCCAGGATCGTAAGACCGTTATGCTCCATGAGCGCATCATCAGCTCTCCTGGCAAACTGTCCTGACCAACATACAACTGGTAGTTTAGTTTTGTCTGAACGTCCAGCTCGTACGTCCTCAATAATAGATCTGCTCTTCCCTTTCTGGATACGTTGTAGTGCGAGTCCAACTGTCCGTATTATCGGTTCTTCCTTCTGATATATTGTTTGAAACAGTGTTATCTTTTTGTCCAGTAGATTCATGTAAGGCGATTTTAAGTAAAATTAAGTAACCAATAAGGTCTTTGACGGTGTCTTCTGTGCTGTCGTTGATGCCACGGTTTTTAATACGCATCAGCTTGTCATCAATCCTACTGCATAAATTCTCTACCGCACTTCCTTTTGCAAATATGTTTGCCGGTTCTAAAGCACTATTTCCGTACGCCTTGTTCTTTTCTACTAACAGATCTATCACCTCCTGGCCTACTAATCTGATTTGCTCTTCTCTTGTCATATATCTCTCTTTTTAATATTTCTTCTTGCCACTCTTGCAGCTGTTTGTCATCGTTCCAAAAAACTTGGCTCATGGTAAAATGTGTAAGACCAGATTTCCACTGGATCTTTGATTTGAATTAGTAAATGGTTTTGTATCTCGTATGTTGGAGCTTTCATTCTCATTGTGGTTTTGTCATCCCGGTATCTCAACGCTCCTAATGGAAAAAAGCTGCCTTGATCTAACAGTTCCTCTTTAGATATAACACCACAAACAAAGAACACGTTGGTTAATTTATTGATGGAGCAAAATACATAAACCTGGGCATCTAAATCTTTTTGAAAAGCAATAAAGTTATTGACGTATGTAGGTTTAGGATCTACAGTTCTACCCATTGTTTTGACATCTACTTTTACTCCGTTCATCTTCAGGTCATATCCATGATCGTAACCAGGCACAAATTTAGGCTGTAGACCTATGATCAATCGCAGCATATTTTCTCCCAGTAAGCCAGTGTATTGCTGTGCTTTTGTTCCGTTAGACATATGGCGTTGCCCCATGTTGTTCTCCTGGAGAAAATCCCAGGTCTGTTTCTTTAACCAATCCGGTATATCCTTGCTGATCATTGCTCTTTCTTCATTTTCCAATACAAGTAACCGTTCCAGGCTACAACTAAAACAATACAAATAATCCAATCAATCATTTTCTATTCCGTTATCTTCTTTGTCTCGGTTGCATAATGCTATTATGTCTTTCATTTCTCTTTGGTGTTAAAGGTTTCGTATTTCTGCGCTACTTCATTCCAAACTTGTAATAAGGCTTGTTGTACACTTGCACTTTCGGGGTAAGCAGTCTTGTTTTGTATTTCTTTAAT